TCGTGCTTGCCTTTGTGCTCGGCATTCTCGTGCTCGCGGAACGCCTTGCGGATCAAGCGGACATCGGCGGCCTTGTCGGAGTGCGGATCAATCTTGCCGCCGGCCTTGTAGCCACCCTCGCCCAGCATCCGCTTGCCGCGGTCTGCGGCGTTTTCCGGTTTGTCAGCCATGGCGAAACAATCTCCTGAGCCAGTTGGTGAAGCGTTGCCATCCGGTCGGCACCGGAGTGGAAAAATCCCAGCGTATCGGCCGGTCGAGTTCGTCACGGTCCGGCCAGCGTGGCAGCCGAGACTGGAGCATCACGCGCTCCCCTCGGTCGCCGCGTCCTCCAGTTCCAGTTTCGTCAGGTCGATCGCGCCGAGGTCCACCTTGCGCGACCAATCGCCGCATAGCTCGGTGTCCGGCACCTGCGGCCAATAGGTGTTGATCACCGGCACGCCATTGCCCATCGCGTCCTTAGTCATGCCCACCATCAGCGGCACCGGGGCGCGGCTGCGGCAAACGCCCAGCGACTGCCCCACCCTTCCCCGGCGAAAGAATTTGCAGTTGCCGCAGTCCTGGCTGGTCCCGTTCATGGTCACGCCCCTCTGCTCACCCACCGTCCGGCTCTCCGTTTCCACTCAGCGGCGGCGACAGCGCCTGCTGCTGCAGCGTGCTTGCGTGCTTGGCCACATCCACCACCCGATCCGCGTGCTGGTTCAATGTGTCGTGCGCCCGGTCCTGGCCGGCCTTGGTAGCGTCCGCATCGGCCTTGATCTTGGCGGCCTGCAGCGACATCGCGGCCCGCGTCTCGTCGCTCTCGCGATCGGCAGCGCGGTTTTGCCCCTCGGCCTGGAGTTCGGCCATCTTGCCCTGGTGCGCGAGTTCCGCGCCCTGCTGCTTGGCTTGGTCGCTCGTCGCCTGCGACTGCGCCTTGATCTGCGCGGCAACCACTTTCGGGTCCGGCGGCGGTGCGCTTGGCGGGGCTTGCGGCAGCGTGTATTCGGCCGCATCGGTGCCGACCAGAATCTCGGTGGCGTGCTTGTAGATCGCCCGGTTGTCCGCGATGCCGGCAAACTGCGGCAGCCCGCCCAGCATGATCTGGCCTTGAATCTTCAGCAGTCGGTGGATCTGCGACGGCGTGTTCGGGTCGGCCCGCGGCGACAGGTTCGCCGACAGCACCTCCTCGGCCACCTGCCAGCGTCGGGCCGGGCTCTTGTTGCCGCGCCACAGAACCTCGGGCTCCTCGGCGATCAACTCGCGCAGCAGCTCGAATTCCTCGGCCTGCGCGGCGTGGTCGGCCTTATGCACGGCCCCCGGCACCATCGACACGGACTCGATGTAGGACATGATCGTGCCGACAGGCGTGTTGCCGATCCGCCCCTCGCCCACCGGGATCTCGATCACCCCGGCCAGCTTCGCCACGTCGGCCTCCAGCTTGGACGACAGCGCCAGGCTCTGCGCCGACGGCTCCTTGTAGGGCCATGGCATCAGCACATCGGACAGCTTCGCCCCGCCGCTGGTCGGAAACTTGATCCCCTCGCCAGGCCCAGGCCGGAACACCGTGCTCTCCAGGCGCGAACCCGGGCCGGTCGCCATCACCCAGGCCGGAAAATTCGCCAGCACGCCGGCGTCGACACCCGAACGCTGCAGCATGGTCGCCGCCTGCGTCGGGTTTCCAACAATGTGCAATAAGCCCCAATCGTAGAACCCGCCACCGAATGCCGGCATGAACCCGTACTTGACGTAGCGGGGGCGTGCTTGGTGGTCCTCATCGCCGCGCTTCCAGTTGCGTTTGATCGACAGCACCGTGCGGGTGTCCACCTCGATCGTCACGCGATACGGCAGCGGGTAGCCCGGCATTTTGCCGTTCTCGTCCTTCTTTAGCGCGTCGAATTCGCCGAACAACTCGTCGTCATCGAAGCCCAGTTCGCACGAGCATTCGTAAATCGTGTGCTGATAATCGCGCGGCAGGCTGGGCATGGACGCCACGCCCTCGGTCGCGCCCACCACGAGCTCCGTCGCCGAGGTGATGCCGGTCGGGCGGTTCAACTGCACATCGAGGTAATGCCCGGCCACCTGCATGCGCTTCATCTGGCTCTGGCGGATCTTCTTGCGGGCTGTCACCCGGCCGGCGTCGGCCAGATGCGCTGGGCTGCCGGACACGATCAGGTCTTGCGCCATGATCCACCGGCTGATCGGCTTGCGCTGGATTGGGCATTTGTAGACCTCGCGGAACCCCATGCCGAGGAGGTTCCGGTTCATCAGCATCTTGCTGAAATCGGGGTAGTAGCCCTTGTCGCCGGTCGTCAGATACCAGTTCAAATCCCGTTCCAGCGCGTCGGCCAGGTCGTCGCCCTGCTCGTCGCTCTCCGTCACCGGGTCTTGCCCAGGCTCGGACGGTTCGGCGCCGGCAACGATGCCGCCCATCGGTGGGCCCCCATTGTGCCCCAGCCCGGGCCCGGCCGCCTCGGTCGGCACCGGATCGATGCGCTCGACCTTCACCGGGCCGTCGGTCGGCAGCAGTTCGGAATATCCCGTGCCCCACAGTTTCAGCGCGGCCTGGAGCATGCACGTCGCCACCGCCTGCGTGATCGTGCCGTCTGCCGCCACACTCGACACCGGATCCACGATCTTGATGCCGAGATAGTCGGCCGCGCGGTCGACGGTTTCTTCCCACTCGCCGCGGTCGGCCAAGTCGGCCTCAATGCCATCCAGCAAATACGACGCCAGCGAGGCCAGCGCGCCATCGTCCATATCGGCGGCCAGGTTGCGATCGAACCCAGCGTTGGTCGCCGGCTCGGGCTTGTCGGGTTGATCGGACGCGATCTCGATCGTCACCAGTCCGTCCACGTCGATCGTGGTGCTGGCCTTGCGCATGTCCGGCTTCGGATCGTTGACGATCTCGATGCGCGGCTTGGCGGCTGCGGTGGCCATCAGCGGCTAACCACGCGCCGGATCGGCGGCAACAGCGACACCAGACTGACGCTCGACAGCAGGAACGACCGCATAGACACCGACAGATTGAGCCGCGCTGACAACAGAACCTGGTGCTGATGGAACGCCAACAGGGCGCGCTTGTTGATGCTGGCCATCAGTTGCCGGCCTTGATGGAATACGGCACAGACATCGGCTTGCGGTATTTGTTCCGTTCCAATTCGGCCTCCAGATATTCGGTCTTGCGCAGAATCACGCCGTTCTTTCGTACCCAACCGAGCGCCATTGATACCGTGTCCACATAGTCGTCGTGGGAGCCATACGGGAACGCGGCCACTTCGGAGATGATTTCATCCGCCCAGTCACGGTCTGGCGCGTAGATCATGCCGCCGGACATCGCCACAACGCCCGTTACGGGATCTTTTCGAGCGTCGCCACTGAAAAGATGTTCCACCGCCTTGAGGCGTGATGCTTTGTCGCCTTGTGGCTTGATCAGCACCGTTTCCCAGGTGCGCGCCTGGTACAGGCGCATGATTTCATCGGCCACATCTCTGCCGCGGGTTTTGTGCTCTATGATGAGATAGTCGGCCTTGCGTTCGCGGCATGTCTCAGCCACTCGCTCGACCAACTGCGCCAGTGGCAACCGCGCACGCCACCCGGCCAACAACAGCAACAGCGGCTCGCCTTCAACGCCAGCGAACGCGCCCCAGACTGTGCAGGCATTGTAGTCGTTCTGTTCGTTGAGCTCGACGGCGGTATCCAGCGACACGATCACTGTGCCCAGGTCCGGGTATTCGTTGAGCCACAGACGCCACCAGTCGCGCTTGATGATCGAGCCACCGCGGATGCCTGGGATTTGTTGATACTGGCTGTTGGAGCACGCCAAGCCCCAGGCCACATAATTGCCGGTGGTGGTGGTCAGGCCATAGACCATTTCCTCGCCGTCCGGCTCGATGGACACAACGCGCTCCTCGCCGCGGATGAAATTGCAGGCGAAGGACGCATCAATCAGACGCTGGCGCCATTTAAGCGGCTTCACCATGTGCAGGAACCGTTGATAGACAGGTAAACCGCCGCGCTTGAGCCAATACATGCGCAGGCGGTCCCAGCCCTCGTGCCGGCGCTTAAGTGCCATTCCCCATTCAAAGCCAAGGAGATCCAGGACGTGCTCCAGTTCCTCGCAGATGTTGAGGTTGCGCCCTTCCGTTTGAGCGAAGCTGATCAGGGCATTCCGTTGCGCGTGCTCCCTGCGGAGGTTGATGCTGACCGTACCCTCGCCGTCAAAGAAGCCTGCCAGCCACCCGGCCGCACGGATCAACTCAGGGTCGGTCAGTTCTGGAATGCTGGGATCACAAACCCGCATCAAAGGGCGGCCAACCTTGGCCGGCGCATAGAGCGGGTGCGTCTTGTCCTTGGGCGTCCGTCCCGTGAACCACTTGTGGTTTTCGGTGCAGCGAATGACCCTGCCGCTGTCCAGCGTGATCTTCACCACCGGCCGAATGTGGCTGTTCATCGCCAGCACGGTCGCTTTGATCAACCGGCGCTTTGCGTGCGCCTCTCCTTTCCGCCTCGCATCGCAGCCAATCTCGAACCCAACAACCTCATCGCCCACTTGCATGCAGCCAATCGGCTTCATCGTTAAATCCGCCATGAGGATCGGCGCCTCGTGCGGATTGCAGTCCCAGGCGAACGTGCCTTTGGTCAATTTCAGCTTTTCCACCACGTCGGCCGGGAAACGTTCTGGCCAGCACAATTCCCCTTCCGCCTGCGCCATCGGCGAACCAAACCGAACCACCGGCTCGCCGCGCTCGTTGGTCGTCAGCCCCTCCAGAATGTTTCCGTCTTCATCAAGGGCGCGTGGATCGGTCCAAACATTCGCTGGCTCTCCATTTTCATCGTGCTCCAGGACCACAGAGCAGATGCGGAGTGGGTCGAATTCCATCGGAACCGAAACAAAGACGTAATCCTGCCCGTGCTCGATCAGGGTGCCGGTAGCGTCTGATTGATGCGTGCGCTGCTGAAGGTTGATGATGGCCGATTTTTTCATGTCGTTGAGGCGATCAGGCATAATTTCGCGCACGAACCGCACTGTGCTTTCCCGCACGTCATCCGACTCTACGTTCATCGGGTTGTTCAAATCGTCGCATAGGAGCCGGTCGCCTCTGTGCCCAGTCATAGACCCGCCGGTTGAGGTAACACGCTTCCAGCCAGTCCGGTCGTTCTCAACTAGCTCCGTCCCCTGCCGCACAATCTTGAACTGATCTCCCCAGCACCGCTGATAAACTGGATGATTGATCACGCGGGCAAATCGCAGATTGTCTCGTTCTGGGATGGCGGTTGAATAACTGACGGACAAATATCTCAGGTTTGGCTTTTTCTGCGGCCCCCATTCCCATGCCGGCCAAAAAATATTGAGCATACTTGATTTCATGGAGCCAGGCGGGACGTTGATTGAAACCCGCGTGAGGTGCCCATCAGTAATGGCCATAAGAACGTCGGCCAAGGCGTCCAACAACCAACCCTCAACCAGCGGCACCTCCGGTTCGATCACCGGCCACATCATCCGTACGAACGACAGCAGATCCTGCTCGGCCTCGTCTTTCATCGCGGCCATCTCGTTGCGCCGCGCCAGTTCGGCCCGCGCCTTGTCCCGGATGATGAGGGCCAGGTCGCTCACAATCCCCGCACCGCCTCCCAACCGCCGTCGGTCAGATAGCCCGGCTTCGCGCGCCGATCGTTGGTGCCAGGCGGCCACAGGTCGGCGTAGCTGGCGTGCCAGTTCGGGGGCTTGGCGGAAGCGGCATCCGTCGAACCGGGTATGGATTTCAGCGGGTTGGGGGTGACGTCTTCCGATCGTCCCCCAGTCCGTCCCCTAATGACGCGCGGAATTCCGGCTGGAACGTGCCACCATGTCGGGTAGTGCGGTGGGAGCGGTATCGGAACGGGAACAGTCCCGCCACCTGCGGGAATACAACCGCCCAACAGCCGCCGGCCGGTGCCGAATGCTTCTTCGATCATCGCGTGCCACCCAGGATCGCGCCGTAAGGCTCGGCCTGCGGGGCGGCGTCATCGAGCAGCGCCTGCAATTTCCACAGGCCCGCAACCCAGACCGCCATCTCAGCCTCGCGGCGGGTGTTGCGCCGCTGATCCAGGATCGAATACCAGGACGCGCCGCAATGGACGCAGACCTGGCGCGACATCTCGATCTCGTGCCGGCAATCGCTCATCGTTCCACTTTCTCCGCTGCGAGCTGCGCCACTTCCTCGTCCGTCAGATCCTCGAAGCTCTTCACCTTGCGCACGTCCTTGCGGTCCACGATGTGGCCTTGCAGTTTGGCGAGGTCCATGTGAGCCGCCCGCTTGTCGGCGAACGTCAGCTTGATCGTGCCGTTGTCCCGCACCTCGATGGCGGTAATCGCGAATGCCAGGTCATCCGGCAGTTCGTCGCTGGCCTTCAGTGTGACCTTGCCGCCAGCGTCCCACTTGAACGCACCACGCACGTCGTAGGACGACAGCTTGGCGAGGTTGGTGGCGATAACTTCCTTGGTCATGGCGAATTTCTCGACCACGCGAGCGGTTCCGGCCTCGGCTTTGGCGGTCGCTGCGGCCAGAATTGGGGCGATCTTTGGGTTTTCCAGCAGCTTGCATGCTTCTTCGGCCGCGCGCTGCTTCGTGCCCTTGGATCCATAGACCGCCTGATATGCAGCCGCGCCGTTCTGCCCATTGGACAAATACGCCTCGACAAACCCGCGCTGCTTGACGGTCAGCGGGTCTTTCACCTGTCCCCCTCCGCGCGAACCAACGCGCACTGATGGGTCAGCACCTCATACCCGCCCGCAGCGCCATCGCTGACCACCTTGGCCTCGGCTGCCAGGCACAGATCCCGCGTGGCGAAATACGTGGCCTGGATCGGCGCCATAGCCGCGGCGTGGCACAGCATGGCGATCAGCACCCAGTGGATCACCGCATCTGCTCCCTGCGCTTGGCCGCGAAACCGCTGCAGATGCGTTCCACCGACAGCCCGGTGTGTATCCACGCTTGCGCCTCCTGGAATGTCAGCGTGGGTTCCAGCCTGGAACCTCCGCAGCGGGCGCATGGGTTCCAGCGCGAGACGCCGTTGTCGGGGTCGACGTGCTCCGACCGGCGTCCGTCACCGCAACAGGTTGAGCACCAATTGATCCGCACGTCGTCCATCTGCTCGCGGTGGTTCCGCGATGACCGTTTGAAGCTCATCGTTTTTTCGCTCCAGCCTTTGAAAGTTTCGCCAGCAGCCAGTAATCGCCGTTCAACTGCCGCTGAGTGGCGGTCAGGATGTGCCCCGCGTCCAGCTGCTGGAGCATGAGTTGGCGAGGCATGCGGTAGCTCCAGAGCAGCGCGTCCCGCTCCCTGATGCCGACGCGCTCCCAGGTTTCGCCGATGGTGAACCCGATGCTGATGACCTCGCTCATGCCGCACCTGCCGGGCTGGCGATGACGGCCGGCGGGTCGAACGGCGCGAGGGTGTAGCGGTTCGGGATTGGCTGGAGGGTGATGGCGATCGCTACCCCCCAAAATGTCCGGGACGCCAAACCGGACATTGGGGGGTATATCGTAGATATATACCTCCCCAAAATGTCCGTTTTGTCCGGTGTCCGAATGTCCGTTTTGTCCGGTTTCATGGTCCTGAATGTCCGTTTTGTCCGGTTTCATGTCCGTTATTTCGCTTCGTCAACCAGACCCGTCCTTTCCCCATGGAAACCGTATGAGTTTCAATGAGTTGGTCCGCTGCTCTACGAAATGCCTTCTGCTTGGTGTCGTATTCAGCGCCTGGCATGGCCTTCTCGAAAAAGCGGTCACGCCACCACTTTTCGGGAGCGGACATAACCGTGTCCGGTAGTCCATGTCCGGTTTGTCCGGTGTCGTTGATCAGGTCGCAGAGCACCTCCAGCGCACGCTTGGAGTGCCCCGTCAGCCGCCGAGGGGTACCAGAGACATCGCCCGATGCTTGGCCCTCGTCGGTAGCCACGACGACGCAGGAAGTGACGGGCTTCCCGCGGCGATTTACTCCCAGTTCGATTGTCTCAAGCCGGAAGAAAAATTCTCCTGATATTTCCATTTCGCGTTGCTTCTGCACCCGCGCCACGGATGGGCTGTCTATCTCTGCCCTGGTGATCTCGATCTCGGTGTCGGTGGCGGCGCGAAGCAGGGAATGCCCGCGTGCGCCCTTGGCGCTGTCCTTGCCTGAGTGGTGGACAAAGGACACATGCGCGCCGGTTTCCTGGCGCACGCGGTCTGAATTGGACACAAGCGCGCCCATGTCGTCGGGCGCGTTCTCGTTGCCGCCGGCCATTGCGCGGGAAAGGGTGTCGATCACCACGAACCGCACCTTGATGCCCATTCGGGCCTCTGCCTCGCGGATCGCGGCAATAAGCCGCTCCACGTCGGCTGCTGGGTCGAGCATGTTGATAGCCGAGGGAACCACCGCGAAGGGCAGGTTATAGCCGTCCAGGCCGTGATGTAGCCGAAAAGCGGCCACACGGTTCTTGATCCCGTGGCTGCCTTCCAGTGCGCAATAGACGACACCACCACGCTCGATTTCCCGGCCGCGCCAGGGTCTGCCCATTGCGATATGGAGTCCGAGGTCGGTGGCAAAAAACGTCTTGCCGCAGTTCGATTCGCCGTAGATCACCGACATGGCGCCTTCGATCAAAAGCCCCTCGACAAAGTCGGCGGCATCCAGGTTCGGCTCTACATCCTCGAAATAAACGAGGGGTAGGCTTCCGTTGACCGTTGGTTTGGGGGGATCGATGGCGTAGGGATCCACGAAGCTCGGATCGTATTGCGCCTCGACATCCAGATATGCCTCGGTTGGCAGATCCATCGGCGGGGGCATGTCATCCGCCATGGATGGTGCCTGCC